TTCGCCAGTGTCACCTTTAGGACCTTGCGGACCGGTGTCACCTTTATGACCAGGCTGCGGGTCTGCACCTTGACCAAGAATCTCCGGGTTAACGTGGACTTTCTTTGTCTCTTTGTTAACCGCGAAGTCATCGGACAGATTATGAGCGACCAAGTAATTCAACACTGAACCAACGATAGCTTCAGGCAAACCGGCTTCAGAAATTGGAACTAATTTTTTAGTCATTACTTAACCCTTAATTTTATCACCGAAAATATCGGCATACTTCACATCAGATTCCACAATAACTGTCTTACCAGCTTGAGAACCACCTTTTGCCTCGTTATTTCCGCCGCAACCACAGTCACTTTGGTAAGCAACCATTTGAGCTGCTGCGTTTGAATTGTTGATAGCGAAACCAATCACCACAGTTCCTTCCTCTGTGCATGAGCGCACCGGAATGGTATGGCCTGGTCCTGCTTCTGGGTAGATGTAACCAACAACTTCATCATCACAACCTTTAACCTCAACAGTAGCTGCTGGGTCCTTGTGGTCATAAGGACTAAACATCCAAGCCATCTTCACGAACTGAGGACCACCACACACTGAATCTTCAAGCATTGGAAGAGGTTCTGTTGGGTCGTCGTGACAAGCACAACCACATGGGTCGATGCCTAACTCAGCAGGACCTGGACAACAACCTTGCTCGATTTCTTCTGCCTCAATCACAACGTCCATTGCTGATACGTTCTTCAATGACGGCTGATAGATACCAGGTCTGTTGATGATAATTGTGTTACGGCATTTTGAAAGTGATGGTTTGCATGTACCAATCATATAGTCACTCGCGCGACCTACTTTCAACTCAGATGGTGGAATAACGCTACAACCCTTTCTCGCAAACGTTTTGCGGTCTGCATCGTATTGAATTTTCAAAAAGGTTACGCAGTCACCGTCGCCTAATCCATACGCTGTAATTTGTACAGGGTCTGTGACGACAATAGCGGAGACTTCAGGCGAACCTTTCTTGGTTAATACCTCGGCCATTATTTACCTCCGGTTGCTAATTTAACAATGGCACTCACTACTTCTTGAATTCCTTCGTAGCTAATACCCTTGCGCGGGACGATTTGAATAGGTTGTCCCCACCATAAAACCTTATAGCCATTTGACTTACCACCTTCTGTGAAGATGACTTCGTCCTTGGCATCAGCAAAGCGAATATGACAAACACCCGTGCTGACATGCGTTACAGTTCCCCAACCATAACGGTCATGCCACAAGCGGTCACCCACATTTACTGAATCTCCGTCGATTCTCATATTGAGCTCCTACTTATTCATTTGTCGCAAGCTGCGACCATCAAGAACACCTTTGTCTGTAACAGCTGTGTTCAACTCAAATTGAGCGGCTGCATTCGGCATGTAGTTATCGACAGGCAACCCCATGCTGTCTAGATAATCTCGGATTGCACCAGAATATAATTCGTCTGGAACAACACCCTGCTCTCTCAACGCCCCAAGCTGAGGAACAACACCAGCTAACGCTTTCGCTTTATCAACTTCTGCTTTGAGACCTAGCAATCCAGTTGCTTGGACCTTAGCATCAGCTTTGATTTCATCGTCACCACTCACCATGTTTCTTGAATAGAGTAACATGATTAGAGGCCTGATAATAAATTCATCTATATTTGACGCGCAGTTCTCTAAACCAAGAACCGCGTTGTCGTTAATGAGTGCCAAGCCTCCGAGCGTACGACCGGCTCCTCGTAAACCAGTGTCACCGTTCAGGAACGCAGGAAGACCACACTCATCATCTGCCAGACGAATCTGGTTCTGTAATAAGTTAAACTGCATAAGGAACGTCGGTTGGACCTGGTGCATACGCACAGGAACTACTGAGTGGTCCTTAGGTGAAGAATAATATCTGCTGTATGGTCTGAACGACACATCAGCTACGTGGTCAAACGCGTTTGAGTTCACTTCAAATGAAGGACCTGACGAGTATTCTGAGTTAGCTAACATCGCGTACTGGATTCTGTTCACAACCAACTGTCTGTCGTAAACCATCATGCCAACAGAAATACCATAAGGACTTCCCGCAACTCGTTTATAGTTCGCCGAATAATACGTACGCTCACCTAATGGGTGGTTCACAATCTGACAGCGAATAACGCGGCGGTCAATCACTTCGATGTCTGCGACGAAGTACGTGTTGAAGTCTTTCTCTTTGACATTGCAGCCATAACTGCAGAGCTCCATACCAGAAACTAGCGTCTGACATTTTAATACTGTGAATAAGTTCTCATCAGTTTCTACTGAGCTTCCTGATTCATCAACAACTCCTGCCCAGTTTCCGATGCAGTTATCGATAACGTCTAAAATCGCATCATCTATGTAACCAAGTTTCTTGTTGCCAACGAAGTCTAACATTTCATCTCGGCTGCGCTGCATAAGTTCGATAATGAATTCACCGTCTTGCGCAGATGTTGCGTCAGGTGCGAAGTAGATATTTTGTGGACTCACTCGTCTGAATGTTGGTTTCGCAATTCTTTCTCTCACATATTTATTACCAGCCCACTTCGTATTCTCTACTACCTCGTTATCGTAAGCGATAACCGCGTAAGGATATAACGCGAGGTCATATAATAAATCTGTCATCGCCTTCGAGTATGATGCTTCCACTAACTGGTCTGTAATTTTCTTTTTCATCTTACCAGTTGCGGTGGTAGCAAGCTTCATCTCTTCGTTGCGTTGAAGTTCCTTAGATTCTTTCGCAATCTTCGTGACATAGTTCGCAATCACTGGGTTGATGAACCCGTTCTGAATAATCGCTTGCTGAGGAATTCCTGCTTCCTGTAGCTTCAATGCGAGATTCATCTTCACAATTTCGAAAGCCTTATCAGACAGTTTCTTCGAGAGCTCAACAATGGGAGTCGGCTCAATGTTGAAAGGAACTTTGTCACCGTTACCTACGAATTTCGAACGCAAGTATGATGCTGTCATGTTTGATTTAATTTGCACGAGACCAAAATAAGATGACATACCAGGTCGTGCTTCTAATTCTTCTCTCTCGTGTATCTTATGATATGCCTGATATAAAAGAGAAAACCAGAGCTCCACAGATTTCCCCATTACCATTGACTGGGTTCTATGCGCTCTGGCTCTATTGAACTGGTCTACGACTAAAGTAGCGAGACCATCGTAGATGTTATCGAGTTCTTCTTCAGGAAGAGTGACATTAGACTCGGACATTTATTACGCTCCCACTATTTAATCTCGATTTTGTTACTGATTGGCCGGTCATTGCTCCACGGCCTCTTATGTTCTGTAAGTAGAACGTCATTGCGATAGCGTCTGCAATATCAGGAGAACGTTTCATTCCAGACTTGCTTTGCAATTTGAAACGGTCCCGACTATCGTACTGATAGCTCAACATCATCAAGTCACCTTGGACAACGTCTGAGTCTGGTATCGACACTTCGTCTTGTAACCACTCAGCCATGCGCCACCACATTTCCGCCCTCTTATTATAGAACGCTTCTGGCTTATCGGCTTGCGCCGAAGCAACTGCTTCATGACACACAGACCCATAACCCATTTGAACAAGGCGGTCATAGACACCAGCTCCGAGACCCACAACGTCGACCATAAATGCATCGAGGCCATACAAATCAATCAACTCTGCGCAGCGCTGGGCTATGACCATTGTATCGTCAATCTTCGTACGAACAATCTTGAGGACCTTGCGGCCTTGACGAATCACGATTGCTGTGTGGTCTTTACCCTTACGAGCCGGGTCACAAGCCCCTATAATTGGTCCTACAGCTTCAACGTCATCACGCTGACGAGCTGCAAGAACATCTTTCGCCTCGATGAAACTCTCATTCGCTGATTGGAAAGCTTCTAATGGAGATGCTGGGTATTGCTCTCGAAATAACGCAAGACGTCGCGCCTCGCTTCCTTTGAACGACTTAATCTTCGACTGACGCCACGCGAGCTGCTCGTCTGTTAAACCATAAAGCTCTTGGTACTCACGTTCTTCTTGCGTGAACTCTTTGCCTGTTGGGTCCACCACATACTCTTTCATCATGAACCATGGATAGAACACAGGCTCATACTCATTCTCACCACGGACTGCTGCCTCCCATGTCTCATGGAAATAGTCACCGAATCCGTTCGCAGTACTCTCAAGGAATATCATCGTTCCCTTACCATTAGGAATTGCTTGGAGAACACCAGCAATCATATCCTCTTGGTTTCTGGAGCGCGACACCTCAGACCAATGCAGAATCTGTACAGTAGAACCGTGACCTGCGTTTCTAGAACCTGACGTTGCAGTTCTAAACGCTGAGTCAATCCCACTGAAGTTCATCAAGCTCGTGCTGTCACGCGTCGCCTTCGGTTTGAAGGCTTCCCAGCAGTTGTCGTGGTAACGCTTAGTAATCTCAAAGAGCTCTTGAGTCTGTTGGTCTAAGTGGGTGAGAACGAGTGTCTTCACACCTTTATTGCGGGTGGTGTACCAGTAGGCAAGTGCTTCAATCAAAGTACTAATCCCCATCTGACGCGCTTTCAAGATAATGAACCGAGCTTTGCCGGTCTCGGCCATCTGTCTCTCGTAACGTCTGACAAAGTCTTGTTGTGCTTCATTTAGCACAAAAGGTTGAATGCCATCAACCTTAGTACGAATCTTTAAACAATCACTTGCGAAGCGTTGGAAGTCATGCTGATAGACCTGACGAAGCTCCGCCACTTGTTGGGCAACTTCATTCTTGGTCATCTTGTTTCTTACCTGACTTCACGCCTTTCAGAAATTCTTCGAAGTCATCAACACCTTTCAACGCCGTATTATCTGTGCTTGCACCAAGTGCGAGGCGAGATACTGCTTGGATGTTCTTAAGCGCTACTGCGCATGACTGAATTTCTACTGGCTTGGTTACTGATGGTAGGACCTCACGAATCTTCTTACCAATTAACATCGAGATTTCAAGATGCATTTGGTTGTGCTCTTGCAATGCATCTTCCATTTCCTCATGGAATCTGTCTGCAACAGCTTCAATTCGTTGGTTATGGAATTCTACGCGCTGGTCATCCCAGCGTTCGCGAAGGCGAATCACATCAATCGCAGCAGCTCCTGATGCAATGTACTTCGTCTTGAAGTCTTGCCACGAAATTGTAGATGTGACGTACAGGGTGCGTAGACGCTTAACGTCTATTTCGAGGTCTGGGCGGTCCTGTAGTTGGAGTGCATCACTACTCATTCTACCGGCTAAGTCCTCAGGTGTTTCGTCAGGCACGGTGCCGGCCGATACCTCCTCAACGACCTGAGGGTCTGTTCCATAGGTATCAATCTGACGTTGCATCTGAATACCACGAAAGGCTTTGGATTGCACGTCGCGTTTGTGCGCTGCCTTGGTGCCGGCCAAGTCCTGCGACATTTCGACTGCTTTCCCTAAGTGTGATAATTTTTCAGATGTCTTCGCCATAATGTTAACCTAATGAATACCCGATGATGATACCTAATGCAAGACCTACCCATACACGAAACCCTAAGCAGCATGGACAGTCAGTGCCATACGCGACCAACTGACTCATGTAACGCACGGGTTTTAAAAACCATGGAAGGTCTTCCCAAATTTGTTTACATGCTTTCATTTGTGAATCCTGATGGACTTAGCCGGGACGAACACCGCGTTGTGCAGTGAACATCCTGGCTTAAGTTGGCTCTGGGACGAGGACTGTCACGTTCGTGTACTTTGCACGTTCAACTGTGAAAGAGTTTTACTTGTGCGTTTCCACCTACTTGTGACCGATGACATGGTCCCAGAATTCGGTTGAGAACCAGGTTTTCCTAGTTCTCGAATCTTGTGACGCTCAGCATGCCTGGTACTTGGCGACCTAGACAGGCTGACAACTGGAGTGACGCTTCATCCGGCAACTGAGCATCTTGTGGGTATTATACTAAGTTTTTTGAAAAGTAAACACTATAATAATTTTTGTTGATATTATTGTAGTTGCCTTGTTGCCTTGTTGCCTTGTTTGCCTAGTTTCCTTGTTTGGTTGTTAACCTGGCAGCCTTGCCTCGTGGTGACGTTGCGGGAGTAGAATAAATATCCGAAATTAGGCAGAATCTTTTAGTTTCTCAATTTTTCTGTTTGAAGATTATGCAGGTGGTAATCTAAACTGTTGTTTCTAAACGGGTTTTTGCCTATTAGTTTCATAGTTTCATTCTATTCCTTAAATAGGAGGATTAGGATTAGGTAGTAATAATATATATAGAGTAACTGTAATAGAAAGCATAGAGAAATCTAAAAGAATAAGGAGATTCATCTTCTGATTTTTTTTACATAAGTCGTTGATTTAAAAAGAGTTTCATTTTTAATTGGTTGATTTTTGTACAAGTTACTCCGAATTTCAATGCTACACCTTTTGATTTTCTAATTAAAAAACAGAAAAAATGATTTTACAAGTTAGTTGATTTAATATATTATTGCTACCGAATTCATGAAACTGGTTTAATAAAGAGGACACTACTACTCTAAATTAAATCTTAATTTTACTCGACACTATGGAGAACCAAAAAATGTCAAAAAAGGTAGAAACAATTTCTAAAGAAACTGTAACTAAAGGATTGTCGGACGCAATTATGGCGGCGTCAGCGACATTCTCACGCGCACATCGAGCTGCAATGTATTATGCATTTGTACCATTTTCTGAAAGTCTAGACTTAGACTTAGACCTGGAATTTCTATTAGAAGACCGTCGCGTTGGGTCACTCGCAGCAGGACGCCCCAATGACACTTATATAGCTTATTGGCCAGTGCATCAGAAAATTTTTAAAGGCTCACTAAGTGAAATATCTAACGAAATTGGTTGCAGCGTACAGGTTCTTTATAAACATAGAAATAAGGCATACTCTGATGGTCAAGACGCATTCCTTAAACGTAATGGTCAGACTAGTGAATTTGTTGAAATTAGACAGGTTACAGAAGAGAACACTGAAGACATGATTATGTCTTTATATAATAAGAAGAGACAAGAACTTATTGCACGCGCAAATCGCAAATTTAATGAAGATGGCTCATACTAATTAGAGGTTTATTATGGCAACAGAGAAAAAGGTGAAAGTTAAGACTGCTTCACCACCAGCTGACCCTGTTGAATTGTTCAAGGCAAAATTAGCTGAGTCAGGTCTTGATGAAGGCGATGCTGAGAGTCTGGGATTAGAACTTGTTTCTGCAGAGGAGACAGCTGCGTTTGGGAAAAATTTTATTCCGTGTGCATCGATGAAATTTCCTTATATGGATAAACTCGGACTTGAAACATCCGACATTGCAAATGGGGAGCCGTACTTCCGCGTGCGCTATTTAGGTGACTACGAAAGAATCTACTGTCAGGTCAGAGGTGAAAACGGAAATAAAAAACCGCCAAAATATATGCAGAAGTCTCAAACACTTCCTATGGCGTACTTCCCGTATATTGGTGATGTAGACTGGTTAGCAATTTCTGAAGATGTGACTGAGCCTATTATTATTACTGAAGGGGAACTGAAAGCTGCTAAGGCTACTAAAGAGGGATTTCCTACTATCGGTCTTGGCGGAGTATCATCATGGCGTTCAGTGAAACACGGGATTGAGATGCTTGATGGCTTGAAAGAAATCAACTGGCAGAGACGGCATACTTACATAGTGTTCGATTCTGACTATAAAACGAATCCTGCAGTTTGCACAGAACTACATAAGTTAGCTGAATATCTAGATTATCTCGGTGCATTCGTTTATATTGTTACTCTTCCTCTTGCTATAACAGGGCATGAAGGAAAGGTAGGCCTTGATGACTTCCTAGTTAAAGAACAGGGTGCAAATGCCAAATTCATGCAGCTATTAAAAACAGCTGAACCATTGGGATTCGCACGCGCGCTATTTGAATTCGGCAATAAATATGCATATATTGATGACCCAGGAATTGTAGTTGATGTAAAGACTGGACGAAAAATTTCTGTTGATGTATTTAAAGGACATCTCGCTGCACCGTCACAGTATATGAAAGGGGTGCTAGCAAAAGATGGCAGCATAAAATATCAACCAGTTAAGGCAGCAGCAGAATGGGTTAGTTGGCCACTCAGACGGGGTGCTGACCAAATGATTTACTCTCCCGGCAATGATAGATTCTTCGACAGAAAATTCAACACATGGACAGGTTGGGGAGTTGAACCAGCTGAAGGAGATATTTCTCCGTTCATCGAATTATTAGACCACTTATTCACGGACGCAGAAGAAGGTGCTCGCAAATGGTTTGAACAATGGTTAGCGTATCCATTACAGAATCCCGGAGTTAAGATGTTTAGCTCAGCAGTAATTCACGGTGTTTTCCACGGGACTGGTAAATCACTATTGGGTTATACGATGGGAGAAATCTACGGGAAGAACTTCACAGAAATAGCTGGACAAGACCTCCATGCGTCGTTCAATGATTGGGCTGAAGGTAAACAGTTTATCATGGGTGATGATGTGACAGGTTCTGATAAACGGGCAGACGCAGACTTCTTGAAGAAACTTATTACCCAGAAAGAGTTACGCGTGAACGTGAAATATCTCCCAGCATATACGGTCAAGGATTGTATTAACTATTTCTTCACCGCGAACCATCCTGACTCATTCTTCTTAGAGGATAATGATAGACGGTTCTTTATTCATGAGGTAGTCGTAGGTCCGTTGGGGAATGAATTTTATCAGCGTTATGATGCGTGGTTGAAAGAAGGTGGAGCGAGATTCGTGTTCAACTACTTATTGAATTTGGATGTGTCTGACTTCAAACCATTTGCTCCAGCGTTCATGACTCAAGCTAAACAACGAATGATTGAGAACGTGAGAAGTGATTTAGGTTCATGGGTTCGTCAGTTGAAGACAAACGCAGACTTCATAATGGACAACTCACTCGTGAAATTCCCTGGAAAAGATTTGTTGACAACGCAACAGATTCTTGTTATGTATGACCCAGACAGACAAGGTCGCGTTACAGCGAATGGAATGGGCCGTGAATTATCGAAAGCCGGATTCAGACAAGTCTATGATGGCAGACAGATTAAATTAGCTGATGGCTCGTATAATCGTTATTATATCGTCCGCAACCTTGAGAAATGGATTCATGCTGGACTGCCAGAAATTAAGGACCACTTAGAAGGTGGAAATAAAAAGGAGGAGAAAAAAAATTCCAAAAAGTATTAAATAATTGTTTACTATAGGAACAGCTGTGATAAAATATAACTGTTCTGATAAAACAGAACAACCATAAAATTGGTAATCCTTAGCTTCGACGGAGTTATGACGTACTGTTTGCTCCGTCGCTTTTTAAACACAAAATTAAATCGAGGTGACATTATGTCTATTTTAAAAGACCCTAAAGTAGTTGAGAAAATCGAAGCTGAACGCGCGAAAGCTGAAGTTAAAGGCCGCAAAGAAGCTGAGAAAGAATTCAAAGCTAAAAGCAAACAAGTAACTGAAGCAATCAAAGGTACGGCTGCTGGTGTTAAAGCCGCAATCACCGACAAAGCTTTAGCGAAAGAAGTTGCTGAACTTTTCAAAAAATTACTGGCTGATGTTAAAAGCATCTAATTAAAATCCGGTGCTGACGTATAGAGACCCAGTCACAAGTTGATTGGGTTTTCTTTTTCCTGCAAAGTAAACTCTTCACTGGTGAAATCCTAAAAAATTATACCTGCCCTAAAATTCACTTTTTCTGTTTCCAAAAGAATTCGCGTGGTCACCAGCAATCTCTTCAAGGTGATTTCGAATTTCCCATAACCGACAACCAAAATGCTAAATATGAAAACCGCCTGGCGCAAAGAATCCCGGTGGTCATACTCACCCTCCCACGCCCGCCCAGCCGCCACGTACGCACCCACCTGGCCGTACACACCCACGCACTACGCACCTGCCCGCCACGTACCCAGGTGCGACGCCCATGGGAGTACACGCCCGTGCATTACGTGTCCAGGTGCCCATGTGGCCAGGCGCCCACGTTCTTTATCCGCACGGGAAGACTCGAAAAAATTTTTAAAAACTAGTTTACAAAATATTTTTTACTTGTTACTATTCTCAACGTCAAAACAAAACGACAAAACAAAAATAAATTTTAAAAATATATTTACAAAGTTTTTAAAATATGTTTTAATAAAACCAACTTAAACACACGGAGAAAAAAATTATGTGTTTAGTTTGTTTATCTACAGAAAATGATAAGTATGAAATTGGTGAAGTCGAGTCACTAAACGACTTGGGAACTTTGAACTTGGAGTCATGGGTGGAAAACTGGAAGTCAGAAAACCCTGAGGAAGAAATCTACTCAATCGAGATTATTAACCAGGAGTAAACAATGGGATTTACTCCATGGAGATTATTAACATGGAGTAAATAATGTAGTCGCCTGGTAACAAGGTAACAAGGTAACAAAGTACCACGTAACAAAATCACTAACAAAATCAAGTACCTAGGAACATAGTACTAGGTACCAAGTAAAAATTAACAAAAATTTTACATTACCCCACAGGAGGGACTATGACAATACTAAAACAATTGATTTCCGCATGGAATGAATTCGCAACAGAAAATTCATACCAGGAAATTATATACGAAAATGAATCATTCGAGGAGGTTGTCAAACAGATTTATAAAGACGGTTTGACCACGCAAGACGCAGTCGATTTAGTCAAACGATACACAAATGGTTCATACGTTCCAGGTCACCGTTGGTGGTGGATTCAGTCAGACGGAAACCTTGGCGGATGTTTTACCACCCGCACCCTACCGATTGACATTGACTTACTCAATGAATGGTGTATAGAAAATGGTATGGATACGCCGTGGACAGAAGGCGTGGAATTAGAATAATAGTGTACCCGTCGCATTGGGTGGCGGGGAGAATGTGAACAATGTAACAATGAGGAACTTAAAATGGAAATTGTAACTTTAGAATATACCATCAAATATGGTGACAAAAAAGAATGTGTTGTCTTATACTTCAAAGACAAAGAGTCAGCCGAGAAGTACAAGAAAGAGAATCTTGAAGACGACCCAAATATCACACTCGAGGAGGACGCGATTGGGATTAGTTATTATTATCATGACGACTGGTATAATGAGATAAACGAGATGGCTGTCGACAAGGCATGGTCGAGATTGAATCCTCCAGTCGCGCCTGGCGCCGAGCGCGTGGTGGAACGTATCGTGGAGCGAGTTGTAGAACCGAGTTTCTATCGTGTGAGATACTATGACCACATCAATGCGTATACGTGTAAGATATTACGCTCTGAAGATGAATTAAAAGACTATATGGTGCAGGCGCTTAAAATAACAGCAAAACCTATTGAGGTCACATACATGAGTCTTGACAGAGTAATTGAGGCACTCGAAAATGCGTAAGGTGAAAATGGAGCATCGAACAGGGTACACAATCGAACTATACGTCTCGCATCTAGGAAACGAAGCTCAGATATATGTGAATGGAAACCTGCGACATGACATCACAGGCGAAGACGTGCTAGACCGCGCAATGAGTCAGTATGACAGAACGGTTGACTACCTAGATGCCTTGATGGAATTGCCTGAGTACAAGAATGGCAAGAAGAAGATTTAGTTTAACAAAGGGGCTAGGTGCCTGGCCTCTTGATTAAGTTAAATCAGAACAGGAGAACAGACCATGACAATTCGTAAAACAATCTCGTATGGTAAAGCATACAAATTTGTAGACCACGCAGCGGAGCATAACCCGTTCGCAGACCTTGAAGGCACAGTGCTCACTAAAGAGACACTAGAGCAATATTTCGGAGAGCCTAGCCACTTTGGGTTTGGAGTCGAAGGGAATATCATCAGACGCCTTGGATGGGCAATCCCGATTGTTGGCCTCACCACGTACGTCGTGAAGCTGGTGCATCAGGGTTGGCATGAGTATGTGTCGCCGAATAAGACAATGTTGCGCCGTAAGTTGGGCGCCCATAACGTTATCAAAATTGTGGAGGTGAAATAATGAACAGCTTGCAAATGGTATTCTTTAAAGTGATGGTGGGAGATGTAATGTCTGCAGTGTTCGCAGATGAAAAGCAGGCCGTTGACCACGCGAAGAAGGTGAAGGGCGAAGTCGAGCGCGCTCAGTCAATTAAAATTGCGAAAATTTTTAACCTGTGGTCATAAATACCTATTTACAAACAATGTAAAATGATGTAAGATGATTACATCTTGACAACTGGAGAAAAAGATGATTATAAATATTTATTTCAACCATTTGGACGGCGATGAGGACGTACTACTCGCCGCGAATGAGGAACAAAAACAAGAGTGTATCACAATGCTGAACTCAATGGGTTTAGAGATTACGCACATCTGCGAAGACGAGCCTGATATGGTTGCATTCTGCGCTGAATCAAATGCTAATGCTATGAGTCGTTATTATTAAGAAGGATTATCAGAATGAGTAAGAAATTAGATGTAATTGCAGTAGTACGTAAATCGGCAGAAGGTCACCGCGTGATGTGTACGTTCGACAACTATAAGGATGCCGGCGATTGGATTGAAAAGCGATATAGAATTGCTGACTACTACGCGGTTCCTTGTAAAATGCGAATCGTGACAGATGGACCTGTGCCAGTGAAAGATGTCCAGTTCATGACAGTGATGTACGATGACCACTTCGGAAAAGGAACATTGGCGATGCGCTGTACGATTGATGAGATGCAACCGACCACTCTGTTATGGATGAAGTGGTGCGTGAAGACTGTCCATGTTCCTATCGTGTACGAATTTGAGGAGAAGAACGTATGATTTACTGCCTACAAATAGGACAACGCGTTAAGCTCGCAAATGGAATGATTGCAGAAATCACAGACATCGACACGAAGACTGATTATCTCTACCCGCTTACTGGTGAGGTGAGCATCGATGGAGTGTTCAAGCGACAGATGTCGTGGACGAAGACCGGACATTATTATACGTCGGAGCATCCGAGTCCAAGAGACATCGAGGAGGTGGTGAGTGGTTAGTGTGTTGTACTCATTCGTTCTCACTGCATTTATGATTCTCTTGGTGCCTGTGAGAATACCAATCGCACTTTACTATATGACAGTCAAACTTATTGAGGAGAACAAAGATGTACGGATTCGGTGACCCAGAAACTTGGGGAGGTCGTTCATACGAGCAAAGTCGCTATGAGATTGCGTATGAGAAAACGGACGAAGAACAATGCGCCAAGCTCAAGGAGGCATTGAGAGACTTCCCAGATGAATTCATCGACTTGATTATTGAGTCAGACGCTTGGCACAACCACATTGAAGGGCTCGTCACGGAGCGAGAATAAATGTATAGAAATCAAGCACTTATAAACTTGATGCGGGACCTATGCCAGGACTGTTTGAACAGAGCACACAGGCTTAAGACAGATGAGGCACGCGCCTTCATGAAAAGAGTGGTAGCAGAGATGCGAGTCCTGTCACAACTCAAGGTTGAGAAGACTGCCCGCATCGAACGGATAACGCACAACGAACGCGACTTCCGGAGGCGGTATATTAAAGTTCTCCTAGACACCCTTGACTTCTATCAAGGTATGTATTACGCGAATTTCCGAATACCAAGACCTGAGGCAAAGAGAGTGTACAGACAATTCTGGCACATGAGAAACAAGATAAAGACTTATGACAAATATAAGTCAGAAAATTTATAAATACCTATTTACAATCTGAGTTATTAGTTGTACAATGCACTCAGATTAAACAACATGAGGACATCTATATGGCTAATACAAGACAATTCAAAACACGTGATTCTGCTACCGCATTCATGCGTAAACACGGAGTCACTAAAGAATACTACAACAACTTCCTAACGACTGACACAGTCGGCGGCAAGCCTATCTTTGTGGTTGATGTGGATGATATGGAAACGTTCATTGACCTTAAGAAAATGGACGACCAGCAAGGAACTAATTGTGCTGACGGCAATTACAGCAAGGAAGATAAGGACGGGAACATCGCGCAAGGTGAGTACTACAACGAAGATGGAACATTAAAACAAGATGAGAAACCTACGAAGAAAACAGAACAAGTCAAAGAACAACCGAAGAAGACTTCTGACTTGGGTAAAACTGAACTCGGAAAACGCCTGCGCGAGCGAGTTGAAGCAGGTAAGAAACCAACAATCGTGAAAGAGAATCGCAAAAGAATCAAACCAACTAAAGCGCAAAAAGCAGTTAATGCTGGACTTGCTACCGCAAATGCCCGCAAAAAAACACGCGGCATCACTAATGCCCCAGCAACTATCGGGATTCTGAAGCAATATCCTGATGTACCAACGAAATCAATTCGTGCAACTTGTATGTACTTAATCCTCGAAGGGTTAGACAATCAAACCGTGTTCGGTGCGATGAAAGAAATTTTTGGTGAGGAAGTCTGTAAAAATAAACAAGGCTATCCTCAATATTATAGAAACGAACTCATCAAAGCTAAACAGCTGGATGAGAAAGGCAAAGTCAAAAAATAGGAGAACGACCATGGCTAAAGTTTATCGTGTAACAGTACAACCACAAGGCGAAGTATTACGATTCAAAATCGCTCGCACTCAGGCGGAGTCAAAAGAATTCCGTAATGAGTTGATGGCAGACTTCGCGTGTAAGAAATCAGACATCACGATTGAAGAGCTTGAGCTTCCAATCACTAAAAATGAGTTAGTATTTGAAATTAACTCGATGCTCACAGAAACGTACGAAGCTGCCGTGCGCAACGTGTCAGGTGAATAGTATGAAGGTCCTATTATCAGCAATCACGGAGTCAATGTTATTGACCGAGTGCGAGGCACGCAAGAACATTAAGAAGAATTTCGAAGATGTTCCTCGTGCTGAGTGGAAAGAGATTATTGAAGATGTATATGGTCTTCAGTATGACCGAACAATTGAACGGGAAATCCTTGAGGTTATGGAGGAAGATTTAGATGGCAATGAACTTGAGTGATGCACTCAAACTGCTAGGCATCTACGGAGACTACTATAACAACAAGCCATCATACAGTGAATTGAAGCGTATGAGACGCGACGACCTAATCAAGCACCACCCAGACCGCGGTGGTGATACTAATAAGTTCACAGAGGTATCGATGGCGTGGGATAGAGTCATGCAGCATGAGGCTGACAAAGAGATAGCAAGGCTAAATCAGTGCCAAGACTGTGAAGGAACAGGTTGGGTGGAAATTAAATCAGCATTTGGTATACAGAAAGCCAAGTGCAAGAAATGTAAGGGGACAGGAAGGAATGACGGAGCATCCGGTAGAAGACGCAGTCGAACACTTTAAACCAGAGGGAACTTTACTCCTCATGGCAGGAATAGTTAATGCGTTCCCGTCGCGTAATGTGCCTTCATACTTCATCGTGGGTTTCCCTCTATTAGATGATGGTAAGATTAACTACGTTGCAATGGCCGCTAAGTCTGGTCACAAGACAATGATAGTAATGGTTCCAACAACTGGTGCTGCTATTCCTACCGAGTATGACCCAAGTGAGTTCATGCAAATGTACAGAGAGCAACACCTGAATTGGAAACCACAATGGGCCAAGCACATAGCTGAAATCACTGAGGGTTGTATATACAATGTATTTGGTGAGGACCTTATGCTTGACAGCATTCAAATGATTCCGTCTCCAACAGATGGAAAGGTGTGTTGCAGATTAGACTTTACGCGAGGTATTAATGTCTAGACTTACAAGAGCAGTCAAAGAAGAGATTGCAAAAGAAATATTAAAGGGCTTCAAGTTGAAGACTCCAGAAGAATTCGCGAAGGAAATAGAGACAATCGCGATGAGCATGATGACTCAGGAAGAACGCGATATTCTTGAGAAGCTCCGTGAGTATAAGAGTGTATTTGGTTTTACCTTACATGAGCTCAACCTGTATAATATGTCTCGTTACTTATCAGGATATAGAATTGTTGTTCCGGCTCGCATGTATAAGCATGATTCTGAGTTCCACGCTGCTACAAGTGAGATATGCGACGCAGCATTAGAGACTTACAAGGATAAGCAGAAGCTTATTGATATGGTTACTTCATGCACGACTGTTAAGAATATGAAATGCAAATTACCTCAGTTCAGTGAACAGATTGATGCCGTACTCAGTCGCATGACAGCAGACGTGCCAGCAGTTACGTTCGATACAACGTTCCTTGATAAGTATAAGGAGGCATAGTATGAATCTAGAAAATTCACTAATGGGTGATAGAGCTTTATTCAGTGATTCACTGCGCATGATTAACAACCACATTGCGGTGGAAGTTATGAACTTGTACGCTGATTTGATACGCAGCACGACTGATGCCATATTGCGGACCGCGTTAACGAGTGACGCGCGTCCTATCAATTCAGATGTGATTGCTGTGTACCGTCTATCTGTTGAATTTACCGGTGCAAGCGGGTGGTATCATAAGGATGCGAAACTATCAGTCAAGTATGACCACGAAACAACCTCCATATCCTTCGAGAAGGAGATATTCAAATGATACGATTCAAGCCAATGTTAGCCGGCAAGGCAGACCTTGATAACATCAAATTCCCTGTGATGGCGTCGCCTAAATTAGATGGCGTGCGTGTGATAGTGTATGATGGCGTAGTGTACTCACGCAACTTCAAACGTATTCCCAACGATTACGTGCAAGCATTGTTTGGCCGCAAGGAATGCCATGGATTTGATGGTGAGTTAATCGTGGGAGACGTCACGTCAGACACTGTGTTCCAGGCAACAACGTCTGGTGTCATGACTGGTGCTGGTAAGCCTGATGTCACGCTACACGTGTTCGATTATACAGGTAGCATCCACCACTTCTCGTCGCGCCACAGCGAGCTTAAGAAGCGGGCACATAAGCAGAAACACGTCAAAGTGGTTCCGCATGTACTCATCAATAACCTTGAAGAGCTTAACGCCTACGAGGAAGAGTGCGTAGCACAAGGCTACGAGGGGATTATGATTCGAGACCCTCAAGGCAAGTACAAGCACGGTCGCAGTACAACTAAAGAGGGAGGACTCCTTAAGATTAAGCGCTTCGAAGACGACGAAGCAGTCGTGATTGGATGCGAAGAGCTGATGACTAATCTCAATGAACAAGAGCTCGATAACCTTGGCCACAAGGTGCGTAGTTCCAAGAAAGAAGGAATGGTTCCTGCAGGTAAGCTTGGTGCATTGATTGTTAAGCATAAGACATTCGGTGAGTTCAAGATTGGTTCTGGTTTCACTGAAGACGCCCGCATCAAGTTGTGGCGTGAGCGCGACGAGCTTAAAGGTCGACTGGCCAAGTTCAAGTATCAGCCGTCAGGCGTGAAAGACAAACCTAGATTCCCAGTGTTTCTAGGTTTTCGAAACAAAATTGATAAATAGGTATTTACAAGATGGTTGAGACGTGATATTATGCAACCATCTTAAACAACACGAGGACAAAAAGATGTCAGTAGCTAAAAAGAAAACTGAGTTCAAAATTCCAAAAACATTAGCAGCATGTGCTGACAAATTATTCCAGACACGCGAGAAACGTCTTGAGTTACAGCGTCAGGCTAAAGAGTTGGAGGAACAAGAATCCAAACTTAAACAACATCTCATCGAGACGTTGCCTGACCAAGACGCGTCAGGTGTGGCTGGCAAGTTATGCCGCATCTCGCTTGTAAATAAAGAAGTTCCTTATGCGAAGGATTGGTCTGAGATTTATAAGCACATCAAAGCAACAGGACACTTCGATTTAATCGGACGTCGACTCAATCCATCAGCTGTTGCTGAGCGTTGGGAGAACGGTGAAGAAATTCCTGGTGTCGAAACTTATACAACGACAAGTGTATCAATCAACAAACTATAGTGGGTGATTATTATGGCTTCTAAAAAAGCAAAGAGCACAGCAGTAGCTAATTATGATGAACAACTTGCAGCAATGATGCAGCAAGAAGTGGAGACAGAAAAGTCTGTCAGCACTGGCGGGAAGTTCATCTCAACAAAAGGTGGTCAGTTATCCTATGATGGTAACGCGATGGCCAACAATGAAATGTATGTAGTCATTCTCGACCACATCTTTGAGAACGCATATTATGAAGGTCGCTTCGACCCTGAAAATCCTCAGCCGCCAACATGCTTCGCGTTTGGTCGCAATGAAAAGGATATGATTCCGCATGTGAACGTAACTGAAGCGGACCAAGCACAATGTGATAACTGCGCAGACTGCCCGTTAAATCAATGGGGTTCTGAAGGTAAGGGTAAAGCGTGTAAGAACGTTCGCCGCCTTGCATTGATTCCTGCTGGTCACGTAGACCGTAAGACTGACGAGCTCGAGTTATATGACGAGAACCACTTCTTAACGTCTGAAGTTGCTTACTTGAAACTCCCTGTGACGTCAACAAAAGGCTTCTCGACATACGTGAAACAAGTGGCTCAAGCGTACAACAAACCGACTCTTGGTGTTATCACTCGCATCTTTACTACACCTGATGCGAAGACTCAGTACAAAGTAAACTTCGAAGCGATTGAAGAAGTTCCACAAGAACTACTTGGCGCATTGATGCAACGTCGCTCAGCGGTAGTAGAAGAAATCGACTTCCCGTACTCATTAGAACGCGAAGAACGCCAGGCTCCACAGCCCAAAGCTCGTGGCCGCCAAGCGCCAGGTGCCGCAAAGCGTGGCAAATACTAGGAGGTTAACATGGGTGATGCAGAAATTCTAAAAAGTTGGGATAATCTGAACACCTACCTTCGAGACGCTTCGGTCTCAGATTGCGAGAGACTTCTCAAGTCTGAGGCCAATGGCAAAAACCGTTTATCGTTCCTTCGCCGCGTTCACTCGCGGCTTAATAAGGTTCGTGCTGACAATGAGCGAGAAAAGCTAGAAGCAGGAGGTTGGAATGGCGAGAGTGAAGGTTCCTAAACCAGTAACAATCGACTTCGAGACGCATAAGATTATGCCTCGACCGCTCTATCCACCAATGCCGGTTGGTGTATCAATAAAATATCCCGGCAAGAAGGCGAAGTACTATGCCTTCGGGCATTTAGATGGGAACAATTGTACGTGGTCTGAAGCTGAGAAAGCCTTACGTGACGCATACGACCACAGAGACGGTATCTTATTTCAAAATGGCAAGTTCGATTTGGACGTCGCAGAAACACATTTTGGTATTAAGATTCCAGAGTGGAATAAGATTCACGATACGATGTTCCTCATCTACCTACATAATCCACACGCGAAGGAGTTAGGTTTAAAACCTGCTGCTGAGGAATTATTAGGAATGCCACCTGAAGAACAAGAGGAAGTTGGTGAGTGGCTATTGGCTGAGCAACCAATTCCAGGTGTTCGAATTAACAGAGGCAAACAAGGTGACAACTACTTCGGAGCATATTATTCTTGGGCGCCTGGCGACATCGTCGGACGATACGCAGACGGCGACACAATCCGCACAGAAAAACTTTTTACATTGTTATATAAAGAGATACTTGACCGCGGCATGGGTGAAGCCTACGACAGAGAAAGAAAGCTCGCGCTTATCCTTCTCGAAATGGAGCGACAAGGTTTAGCAGTAAACCTCAAGCAACTACGACATGACGTTGACATGTACACTGATTGGATGGGTAAGATTGAGTCTTGGGTTATCAAGACATTGAAAGCACCTGCAGACTTAAACCTTAACTCAGGTCAGCAGTTAGTCGGGGCAATGATTGATGCTGGCAAGGTTGATGAGTCACTCATGCCGCGCACCGCGACTGGTAAGATTGCAACGAACAAAGATGCATTGCTTGCTGGTGTGACTGATAAGAAACTGCTTGGTGTGTTAAACTACAGAGAACGATTGAAGACATGTCTTAATACGTTCATGAAACCTTGGCTTGAGACAGCTGAGTTATCTGGTGGTTTAATCTACACGATATGGAATCAGACAAGAACCCCTGACTCTGTTGGCACGCGTACTGGTCGTTTGAGTTCTACACCTAACTTCCAGAATATTCCTAAGGAATTCGCACCAATCTTTGACCACGAGAAACCAGGCGCTAAGTTGCCTAAGTCTCCGTTCAAAGATATACCGCCACTTCCTAAGGTGCGTTGTTATGTGGTTCCGTTTGAAGGTGACGTCTTAATTGACCGAGACTTCTCTCAGCAGGAAATCCGTATTCTCGCGCACTTCGACGGTGGTTCGATGATGCATGACTACCAGGCAGACCCATGGCTAGACTTCCACGACGTAGCGCGTGGCAAGCTTGCAGAGCAAGGATTATTCTACGAGCGCAAGCCAGTTAAGAATACCAACTTCGGTCTGATTTATGGTATGGGAGTTGGTAAACTCGCAGAGAAAAATGGGACAACAGTCGATGAGGCGAAAGACCTTAAGGCTGCAATCTTAAAACTCTATCCGGGGTTGAAAGAGATGTACTCAGACATGCGACTCCGCATGCAACAGGATTTGCCAATCAGAACGTGGGGAGGTCGTGAGTATTATTGTGAGCCAGCTAAGTTGGTGAATGGAAGACTCATGACGTTCGACTACAAGATGGTGAACGTACTTGTACAAGGTTCTGCCGCTGACTGTACTAAGGAATCTATTATTAGATACCATGCGGCCAAGCACAAAGATGCTAAGATTATTCTGAACGTACATGACCAAATTACTGTGTCTGTGCCACCTAAACTAATGAAATCTGAGATGGAAGTTCTCCGCAAGGCTATGGAATCAGTCGAGTTCGACGTCCAAATCCTGAGCGAGGGCTCAGTATCAGATACAAACTGGGGAGACCTGAAAGATTATGACAAAAAAGGTAAAATCATCAAATAAAGAATTTACTCCTGGGCTATTTGAATTGCCGTTCATGAGAATTACGTATGGTTTATTCGCTAACCGTAGCAGCTTTGACAATATGCTGAAAGAGAACGACATCCCAGTATACAAGTTTGATACCGACGATATTACGTACGCGGCAACGATTCGTGGTTCCATTGATGTTGGTGACGGATTATCTCAACGATACGCGTTCATATATGCGGAAAATATGCTCAATGATGACAGTGCCAATGATGCTCAGAAGCTAAGCTACTTGGCCCACGAAGCTCATCATGTGGTCCACTATATGTTTGAATGTATGGGAGAAGATAAACCATCAGAGGAAGTATTTGCTTATACGCTTGGTAAGGTATGTAACAACTTATTCAGTGAATACTTCCTCTGGAAGGAGTTCCAACGTGGCTAAGATTACAAAAGAAAAATATCCAGGTCTTATCAAGGCATGGTCATTCAGTCGCTTAAGTGACTATCAGAAATGTCCTGCCATGGCGAAGTTCAAATACCTAGATAAGATTGTCAATCCTGATGACCAGAAGTCTGAAGCGTTGCAGCGTGGTGCTCGCATCCACGAACTCGCTGAAGGTTATTTGAAAGGAACAATCGCGCGACTACCAAAAGAGCTTAAGTCGTTTGAAGACGAGTTCAAGAAGTTGCGTAAGCAGTACAAGAAGAAAGTGTCTGGTATGACAGTCGAAGACCAGTGGGCGTTCACGCAAGACTGGCAAGAGACAGACTGGTTTGACATGGCGAACTGTTGGCTACGCATTAAGCTTGACTGCGCGCACCATGAAGACGATGAGACTCTTATCGTGACCGACTGGAAGACCGGTAAGTTCCGTGAGTCGATGAATGAACAATACGTACAACAGCTTGAGTTATACGCTCTCGCGTCGTTCTTATTATATGACCACATCCAGGTTGTTAAACCGCGTCTTGTTTACATCGACCAGCAATTCATCTACCCTGAGCCTGATAGTGGTGAGTTGGTGTTCACACGCGACCAGGTTCCTGCTCTTACTAAGAAGTGGGAGAAGGCAGTTAAGCCAATGCTGTCAGACAAAGTATTCCGTCCGCGCCCAGGCGACCATTGCCGCTGGTGCTTCTATAAGAAATCAAATGCCGCTAAAGGAGGTGGCCAATGCAAATTCTAAATAACGTATTTAATGAAAGAACAGTCAACATCATGATGGACATCGAAACAACTGGTATTCGTCCAGGTTGCCGTGTCTTATCAATTGGTTTAGTAGTGTTCTATACTGTCAATGGTGAAGCGACAATCGGGAATACAATAACAATCTATCCTAGCTTAACAGAACAAGTCGGCATTGATGACCCAAGCACACTACAATGGTGGTCAACACAATCACCTGAAGCGCGTAACGTTTTCGCAGATAACCACATCAATGGTGTGTCAGTTGGTAAAGCATTCGAGTTGTTCAAGGAGTTTATTCAAAATGCCGTTGACTGGCATAAGTCTTTGAATGATGGTGCAGAAAAAGTTAACGTGTGCATCTGGGGGAATGGGGCAACATTCGATAACTCAATCGTGCAACGCATGTTCGAAGCGAAAGGTTATCCTGTTCCTTGGAATACATTCGGAGACCGTTGCTACCGCACGGCGTTCAACATGCTTGGTCGTCCATCACTCCCACGTGAAGGAGTGCATCATAATGCTCTTGATGACGCGATATATCAAGCTCAGTGTTTAGTTCACGCTATCAAAAATGCGAGCGAGTAAAGAATCGACTATCGAGCGTAACGCATGCAAGCGTGCGCTCATGGAATTAGGCATTCGCTCGTCTAAATTCGTAACACCAGGGGATGCCGGTTATCCAGACCGCATCTTCTGGATTCCTGGTGGGAAACCACTATTCATAGAGTTCAAAGCACCTGGCGCTAAGCCGCGTCCTCTTCAAGTGTTCGTGCATGATATGCTCCGAGCGCTAGGCTACCAGGTGGAGGTATGTGATAATGAAGAAGATACAATTAAAATCGTCAAAGCCGCAGCGTTGGAAGCCACACGATTATCAGAAAAAAGCCGTAAAGTTTCTAAGAAGTAGACAGGCAGGTGGGTTGTTCTTGGAACCTGGTTTAGGTAAGACGTCGATTACACTCGAGGTCATTTCGCAGTATTTCAAAGAAGGACTTGTCAGTAAGGTTCTCATCATCGCTCCTTTGCGCGTATGCTATAACGTGTGGCCGAACGAAATCAAGGACTGGGCGAACTTCAACCACCTACGCTGCTGCATCTTGCACGGCAAGGATAAAGATAAGCTGCTTGAGTCTGACGACTACGACATCTACCTCATCAATCCTGAAGGTTTGAAGTGGTTGTTTGCTGCAGAAAAAGAAACTAAGAACTCTTTCGGTGGTAAACGCAAACCTAAGATTGTGGTTGACCAACGCCGTTGGAAGAGTTTTGGTTTCGATATGTTGGTCGTCGATGAGTTATCGAAATTCAAGTCATCTTCGTCAGACCGATTCAAGATGATTAAGCCACTAATCCCTACGTTTAAGTTCCGTTATGGGTTGACAGGTTCTCCTGCAGCAAACGGTCTAATCAACTTGTTCGGTCAAATGTACATCATCGATAATGGTCTCACATTCGGTCAATACATTACGAACTTCCGCAATGCTTACTTTGAATCAGACTATCTCGGTTTCACCTATACAATCAGACCTGGCGCTGAGCAGGAAATCTACGATGCAATCAAGCCATTCGTGTTGAGTATGAAGGCAACAGATTATCTCGACATGCCTGCTTACATTGAGTCAAATATCTACGTTGAGTTAGATGCCAAGGCGAAGAAAGTGTACACCGCACTCGAGAATGACCTCATCACTAAGCTCAATGATAATGTCGTGACGGCAGCTACAGCAGGCGCCGCGTCAATCAAATGCAGACAGGTAGCAAACGGTGCTGTGTACGTCGACCAAGAGATTGAAGCATTAGTTAAGACTGCTGATAAGGAATGGGTGACAGTGCATGATGAGAAGATTGAAGCGTTACAAGACCTCATTGAGGAATTGCAAGGCCAACCATTGCTCGTCGCGTATGAGTTTGCACACGACCTTGAGCGTCTGAAGAAAGCACTTGGTAAAGATGTTCCGCACATCGGCACTGGTGTTTCGATGAAGGAAACTCAGCGCATAGTTGATGCATTTAATAAGGGCAAAATTCCCGTGCTGCTAGGCCACCCTGCCTCCATGGGCCATGGGCTTAATATGCAGGACGCATGTAACCACGTGTGCTGGTTTAGCATTACATGGGACTATGAGTTGTACGACCAGTTCGTGCGTCGTGTATACCGTCAAGGTAACAACAACGATAAAGTGTTTATCTACCGCATCGTTGCGAAGGACACGATTGACAACGCAATTGTAGGTATGTTGTCAAACAAGACAGCAACTCAGAACGCTCTCTTCAAAGCATTAGAGGTGATTAAAAAATCTAAGAAAAAATCATAAATACCTATTTACAAGTCAGAATATCTGGGGTATAATCGCTCCAGATATTCAAACAGGACAGGTGACAACATGAAAATCTCTACCTATTATGACCGCCAACGCAGAACTTGTATAGTTGTTGCGTCTGACAAGTCAAACGTAAGTCTCGTTAAACTAGATACATCAGCGGGACTACGCATCTCACTCATGCCAGTGGACTTATTTGAGGACACATACTCAGAAGTGGCTGGTTATCCTATCCATAAAGCAATTGAACAATACTCAGAGTTTGCACGTTATTGCGGAGCCACGCAGGACGTGATGAATGCATTCAATGGCATCCTAGATTCTGAGGAGAAGAACGGTGTTGACGTGAAACTCACTCGTCTAAAACTCCAACAAGTTAAATTGCTAGATGGCAAAGCGGCTAAGGCGCAAAGCGATGCGTCAGCTGACGACACTCCACCTTGGAACGATGATGAACCAAGCGTGGATAATCCTAAACCAACTAAGAAAGGTAAAACTGCAATGGCAAGACAACCTAAAACCGCGGTCAAAGTACCAAGCAGCTCGGCGACTACGAACACTGGTTCAATTAAACAACCACGCCGCACAGCAGCATCTGCATTTAAAGATTTAATTCTAACTGGTCAGTATAGCGACGATGAAATCTTCGCGACTGTGCAGAAGGAATTCGGACTCGACGACAGCAAGCGCAGTTATGTTGCGTACTATCGCCGTGAATTGAAAAACAAAGGCCTACTATAGGAGAAATTAGAATGGCAAAAACTCGTGAAGTCAGCCGCGATGAGCGCGATTACGACACAACACAACTACACATGGCAGGTCACGGCCGTACATTACACCGCGACTACTCAGCACACTTCTTCCGCTGGTCATTCGCACGTCGATTCATCACACGCGAAGACGACGTGTTGGAAGTAGGATGCGGTGAAGAAAAACCGTTATCAAAAATCTTAACTGGTGGTACTGCACCATGCGTGAAAAATTATGTTGGTGTTGACCTTAATAAACTCAAACCTTCCAACGCGAAACGATTAACGTTCCACGGTGAATTCAATTTCGTTGAGCGTTATAAAGAATTACTCAAAGAACGCGGTGGTGAAGGTTTCGACGTACTCGTGCATTTTGAAGTGATTGAGCACATCAATGTCGAGCTCGGTAAGAAATTCCTTAAAGCTGCGTATGAATGCCTTAAACCAGGTGGTGTTATGCTAATGAGCACACCATGTTATGACGGTGTGCGCCACGCAGCAAACCACATCCATGAATACACTGTTCCTGAATTGCAAGCAGCTGTAGAAAAAGCTGGGTTCGAAGTTGAAAAACGTTTCGGTACTTTCATGGACATCAAGCACATCGGCAAGGTAGCTCCGGACTTCGACCCATCGTTACAAGATGCGGTGAAGAAATTACGCTCAGCACTTGGTGAGTATTATGACAACGACGCAATGTCTTGTTTCTTTGCTCCATTGTACTGCGACCATTCTCGCAATAACTTATGGGTATGCCGTAAGCCATTAACCGCTAAGAAAGGTAAGAAATAATGAGCATGATTAGATTCCACCGATTAGACAATGGCAATGTGTTCTTCATTGCCCATAATCAAATCGAATCTATTGCATTCATCACAGACGATGACGGTGAAAAAGGTATCGCCGTCATGGTTGGTGGTCGTTATTTCAAGGTGCGAGAAGATTTAGACTACCTACTATGGGAATTGCGCTTGGCGGCTATGCCAAGTTGGTTAAGAAAATTTTATAGATGGTTACGTAAATGATTAAATTTGTTAAACTCACGCTCGCGCATAACGAGCAACCAATCTATTTCAACGTTGCGAGCATCGAATCATTTCGTGCGCACGTGACAGATGATAAAGAAGACGGGGCATACCTATCAACCACATCAATGCGTGGTGATGATGTACCTATTATTGTGAAAGAGACATGTGAGCGTATCTACCACATGTTATACTGGGAGGAAATCGGTGATGATGGAAAGAGCGAATAAACAATATGCAGCATTCATGATGTCGTTGCGTGAGGCATGTGAGCAGGAAGCTGCTGAGGGAAACCCACTACGCGCTGAGCAGTACGCGGCTTATGGTGATATGCCACAGGATTTAATGGACAAACTAGTTAATGGTATCGTCGATAAGATGAGCAATTACTCAGATGTCCGTGCATTCCAAACTAAATTCGGTCAATTAGTTGGTGACCACCCACGCCACTTAACTCGTCGTAAACTCAACGAGCGTATTGCACAGATGCAAGAAGAATTAGATGAGTTCACAAATGCAGTAGACAACGACGACATCGCGGAGCAGGCAGATGCATTAGTTGACTTAGTGTACTTCGCGCTAGGCACCGCGGCTCACATGGGTTTACCATGGCAGGCACTGTGGGACGATGTCCAACGCGCTAACATGAGCAAGGTGCCAGGCGTTAAGCCTGAGCGTGGTTTCCTAGTTGACTGTATCAAGCCTGAGGGTTGGGAAGGTCCTAAGACTATGGACATCCTATTGAACCACGGGTATATTCCACCATCTAGTGAAGATGATTATGTAGACGACGAAATCCATAAGGAGAAAAAGGATGCTTAATGCAGTTCCATCCACATGTACCATTACTATTTTCGAAGGACCTGATGGTGCAGGTAAATCAACAGTCGCGAAAGAATACGCGAAACGTACTGGTGCATTGTATGTTCACTTCGATGCATTGTACGGTGTAAATAATATTCACAAGTACTTCATGGAAGCTATGATGCCAGCTCTTCTCGGCTATCAATCAGTTGTGCTCGACCGTTGCTGGCACTCAGGCCCAATCTATGACCTCGTGTTCCGCAACCTTGAAGAGCATGAGCAACGTCAGACTCAGGAAATCTGTACACTGTTAGACCGCGCAGCGTCATTCTGTCGTGGCATCTACGTGCGTTGCCGCCCTGATGTTGAGGTATGTATCAGTAACTGGAAGTCACGATTAGGTGACGAGCTCGTTAAATCAGAACAGAAGATGCGAGCTATTCATGAATTGTATGGTGACAACGACCACAATATCATGCTTCCGATTGTGGAATATGATTACACAGAAGAGCCAACAACGTCTGCCTATAAGGACTCAATTGAGTGGCTAGGTAATAAAATTGCGGAGGAACGCGCAGACGTATATAATAAGCGTCAACCGCGCGTGTACGTTGTCGTGTCATCATCAATGGAAAAGACCGACGTCGATACAATGCTCGATGTTCCTGGTGTTCGCTTCCATCCTAATTCAAATGAATTCAAGTTAGCTCAGGACTTAGGACCTTACTCCGTGTTTGATGATGACCCGGTTCCTGAAGAACTGGTAACATATTTACCAGTTAATGGTAACTTCAAGCACTTCTTCAAGACATTCGGTAAGCAAGCACCACGTCAATATCTCGTCGCGATTGGTGAAAAAGCAAATGAAGCAGTGCGCACGTTCGTTGACAGCATTACTCCTGAAGATGCGGCTGTTATGCCTAATATCGACGTCGCGTTCTTACTTGACACTCTCGCAGATTCCGTGATGCGTGGCAAACGTAACATGCCGTCTATGCCAGACATGATTACAAGCAAGTGGTATGACTTGGTGAAGAACACAAGCGAGAGTCAGAACAATCATGACGGCGCACCGAAATGCAAGACTGTTGTACTAACAGAAGACGAAGTCGCCGGGTTATCAGCAGAAGAATTCGTTAAATACGTGGTAGGTAAATTAAATGGATAACATAATTCACAACGCTAACTTTGAATGGTTATCTGAACTGTCTTGGGCATTTAATAAAGGTAATGACGTCGCACCACGCGGTCAGCTAACCAAGGAAGTGTTACAACAGACATCGATAGTTAACATGCGCAGACCAGTTATTACTTTGCCTGAACGCAAGCTCAGCACCAAGTTCCTAGGTGGCGAAGCATACTGGATTCTGTCTGGTGATAACAGAGTGGAAACGATTGCTCCGTACAACAAGAACATCGTTAATTACAGTGATGATGGTGTGACGTTCTTCGGTGCGTATGGTCCCCGTATCTTATCTCAGTTAGATTATGTCATCGATAAGTCGAAGAGCGATGCGGATACTCGCCAGGCGGTCATAACAATCTGGCGTGAGAATCCGCCTGAGACTAAGGACGTGCCTTGCACAGTCGCTGTGCACTTCATGATTCGTGACCACAAGCTGAATTGTCACGTATACATGCGCAGCAATGACTTATGGTTAGGCTTCCCGTATGATGTCTTCAACTTCTCTATGTTGTCTCATCTTGTGTGTTGCCGGTTGAATGCATCAGCAGCTACAAATGGCGATGTTGTCAGACCTGGCATGTTATACCACACAGCGTCGTCGCGCCATATCTACGAGCAACACTTCGAGCAGGTTGAGCAGTTAATTAATCAGTATAATCTTGCTGATATGTCAATGGAAGAGCTGAAGTCACTCGAGACAGCGGAGACTCCACCAGCCATGTATCTCAGTGAGACGTATCTAATGCATGTCTTAGATTCACTTCGCAAAGACGGTAAGTCTAGCGAATATAAATGGTGGTAATATGAGAATTAGCAGAGACCAATGGGCCATTGAATTAGTGAGAGTCACTGCGCAACGCGCGACATGTAAGCGCCGTGCGGTTGGGTGTGTCCTAACTAATGCACGTTGTCATGTGTTATCAACTGGCTATAATGGTGTGGCTGCAGGTCAGCACCATTGTAATGAGGAAGTACGAGGCACTTTCCCATACGCGTGCAAAGGAGCCGGGCTGCCAAGCGGCACGGGTCTTGATTGCTGTCAGGCTATCCATGCTGAGCAGAATGCACTGCTGCAATGTCGCGACGTGTACGACATTGACACGGCCTATGTCTCTGCTTCTCCTTGTATGACATGCGCCAAGCTCTTAATGAACACATCATGCCGACGTGTGGTGTTCATTGAGGAATATCCAGGTTCTGACGACGTCAAAGAGATGTGGACGAAGTCAGGAAGAGTATGGGAGCAATATCATGTTGAATGACGCAAATATAGGCGTAGTTTTCCTTATAATGATTGCGCTGATTTTTATAATGTTAGAGTTCTGATAGGAGGAACAAATGGAAGAACAATTAGGATTTAATAATCCAACGTTAGGTGAGCGTCTTATTGGCGTAGAGTACGATTCAAAAGATGACTCAGAAGTGGCAGGCATTAAGCGTTATTTCGCCAAGGCAATTGATGGTCTCGAGCACGAGCGCGTGATGTCAAACTCAGCAGGCACCCTCAATAACATTAAAGAGGACCTCATTAAAGAAGCCATGATGCGCGTCGCAGACGCTCAGATGTGGGTTGTTAAGGCTCAAATGTACGGGAAATAGACTATGGGATTCACATTTGACCAAGCTCTTAAAGAGCTCAAAGCTGGTGCTAAAATAGCACGTGAAGGATGGAACGGCAAAGGCATGTACTTATTCATCGTGAGCGGCAGAGCGGTTGAAGACGCAGTCGATGAATTCTATGGTGCCGGCTGGGGTGGAAAACCAACACGTGTACGAGACGCAATCTACATGTACACGGCGCAAGGCGACTTAGTTCCTTGGGTTGCTAGTCAGTCTGATTTATTAGAGAATGACTGGACGCTTGCTAAGTAACTTCGTGAGTACAGTGTCAGGACTTGTCATGTTCTTAGTGTTCGCGTGGTTGATTGCGTGGCTTATTTCGGTAGGTCTAACCGTCGCGGTGACGATGATAGTCAAGACATTGTTCGGATAATAAAAGCCCAGCTTAGTGCTGGGCTTCTTTGTTTATGCCTCATTAGTGCTTAGCTTACCGTCACTCTGCAGCAGCGGCAAATCATATCGT